AGCAGGCCAAGGCGGAGAAGGCCGCACACGAGGCCGCCGTCGCCAAGGCCAAGGCCGAGGGCACCCCGCCACCCCCGCCGCCGGCGTCGAAGGCCAAGGCGCAGGAGTCGGACTGGCAGCGCGAGCGGCGCGAACGCGAGGAGCGCGAAGCGGCGATCGTCAAGGTCGCGTTGCCCGCGTCCGAGGTCCGCGTCCCGTGGGTCCTCAACACCCTCGGCGAGCTCGTCAAGGTCAAGGTCACCGTCAAGCCGGCGGTCCGCGCACTGCTGCTCGCCGCCCTCGCCGTCCGCGAGCAGGTCTACGGCTGCGACCCCGACCTGCTCGCCGCCTGCGGCATCACGACGTCGCCCGACAGCTCCCCCGACTTCAGCACCATCACGGACGCCCAGGCCATCGTCCTGCTGGCCGGGGAGACGGCCGAAGTGGCGGCCGATCTGACGAGCGCCTGGGACTGGTCCGAGCGCGGCGACGGCGGCAGGACCCTCGCACTGCTCGTCGAGCTCGGCTACACGCCCAGCGACGACGAGAAGCGGCTCGCCGCCGGCGAGATCGGCGCCGAGCGGTGATCGCCACCAGCGACCCCGGCCATGACCCGGACAAGGCGCGGGAGAAGCGCAGCTTTGCCCGGGCTCTCAAGCGGCGCGGGACGGGCGAGTGGTCCGTCAACGATGCCGCGAAGCAGCAGCGGCGGGCGCGGGCCAAGCGCGCCCGCAAGGCCCGCCAGGTGCAGAGGCGACGCTGATGCCCGAGGTCGCGTTCCCACTCACCCCCGCGCTCGTCGCCTCAGATGACCCCGGCGAGCTGCAGTACGCGATCCGGTTCGCGATCGCGGCCGCGGGCCTCGACGTCATGAAGCACCGCATCGCGTCGATGCGCGACGCCGTCCGCGTCGGACCCGATGGCGTCGCGGGTCTGTGGCTCGTGCTGGACCTGGTCCGGCACGAGCCCGCCGCCGGCGAGCTGGATGAGGCCGACCAGGCGTTCGCCGCGCTCGCCAACCTCGCCACGCGCACACCCGACGGAACGCCGACCTGCCCGACCTGTCACCGACCCCTCACCTGAACGGAGACCCACATGACAATCCACACCGCAACGCCCGCCGGCGCCCGTGCCGCGTCCGCATGGGCCAACTACCCCGGCGACACCAGGTACGCACTCGGCCAGGTCGTCGGCCCGAACACCCTCCGCGAGACCCTCACCGTCGTCGCGGCCGAGTACGACGACGAGGCCAACACCACCCGGCTCGGCTTCGCCTACGGCCTCGTCGACGGCGCGCAGCTCCCTCCCTGGCTCCAGCCCCGGCACCCGGTGTACGGCGTCCCCACCGCGGCAGCGTCGTCGTGAGCAACGTCCAGGTGGTCTCTCCCGCGCAGAGCTACAGGTCCGCGACGGTCACCGCGTTCCTGGCCGAGGCACAGGAGTTCGGCGTCCGCGTCTCGCTCGCCGACGACTCCGACATGGGCGCCCTCAAGGTGATGACGGCCGTGATGCAGCGGATCCGCCACGTCGAGGCCCGCCTCGACGCCCTCGAGCAGGCCCGGCCATGACCGCCCTACCGGCCGAGTCGACCGTGCAGCACGGCACCCTCACCTGCTACGCGCGCGGCTGCCGACACCCGGACTGCCGGCGAGCGGCGTGGCGCCACAACAAGGAGCTGCGGGTCCGCGTCCTGCGCGGCGAACCACGCCTGATCGACGCCGCACGGATGCGCGAGCACGTCGAGCAGTTGCTCGCCGCCGGCATGAGCTTCCGCGCGATCAGCCTCGCCGCGGGCTGGAAGTCCCGCAACGCCCTTGACGAGGCGCTGAAGCGGAACCGGGTCCTGCCCCGCACGTTCAACCGCGTCATGGCCGTCACCCCCGACAGCGACCAGCGACCAACCACCTACATCGACGCCACCGGCGCCCGTCGACGACTCCAGGCGCTCGCCGCGATCGGGTGGGACTCGAGGACGCTCGCGGCCCGGCTGCGGCAGAAGCACCCCACGACCGTCCAGCACGTCCGCTCAGGCCGACAGCCACGCCTTCGCAGGTCGACCGCCGCCAAGATCGCGGCCCTGTTCGACGAGCTGTGGGACCAGCCCGGCCCGAGCGACCGTGCCCGCCTGGACGCTGCGCAGCGCCGCTGGGCGCCTCCGATGGCCTGGGACGACGAGTCGATCGACGACCCGGCTGTGCGCCCCCACGGCGTCCACAGGGCGGTCGACCGATGACGCACCGCTGCACCCAGATCGAGGTCGACGCCGAGGGCCGCGTCTACCGCTGCAGCCGTTCCTGGCCGCACGTCGGCAGGAAGCACTTCATGCGGCTCATCGGCCGCCGGATCTCCGCAGACCGTCTAGCCCGCCTGCGACTGAGAGGAGTCATCTGATGCCCACGAAGCACACAAGGACCGTCGAGCTCGGCACCGGCGACTCGGTCACCTTCGAGCTCAACATCGACCTGTTCGACCTCGACCGCAAGGGCCGCGCCCTCGTGTGGCAGGTCCTCGAGCTCGTCGCCACGTTCGACGAGAAGGCCGCGGCCCGCGACGGGCTGGGCAGCTGATGGCCGCCGACGCGCCATTCGCGCTGTGCTGCTGCGGGACGCCGCTCGTCGGCACGTTCGAAGTCCCCCGGAAGGAGTGGTACTGCGTCACCTGCGAGGAGTTCCACGAGTGGTCGCACGCCCGCCGCGGCGACGGCCCGAACCCGACCGAGGACCTAGACAAGCGCTACCGCATCGCGAAGGCGACCTACGATGCCGAGCGCGCAGCACGCGCTGCCAGGGCGGCCGACTGATGCGCGCCATCACCGTCCGGCAGCCGTGGGCGACCCTCCTCGCGCTCGGGGTGAAGCGCTACGAGACACGGTCTCGACCGACGCACGTCCGGGGTCGGATCGCGATCCACGCCGGCCTGGCCCGACCGGGCGCCGTCGAGATCGCAGCGGTTCACCAGGCCGCGGAGATCGACCCCCGGCGAATGCTGCTGCGCCGACGGATGGACTGGCACTGGCATCCGCTGCCGCTCGGCGCCGTGGTCGCGACGGCAGAGCTCGTCGACTGCGTCCGGACCGAGGACACCGCCACGACGACGCTGGAGTGGGCGCTCGGCGACTGGACGCCGGGCCGGTGGGCATGGCTCCTCGACGACGTCCAGCCTGTCGACCCGCCCATGCCAGCGAAGGGCAAGCAGGGTTGGTGGGACTGGACCCCCGAGGAGGCGCGGCGCCTGCTGCAGGCTGAACACGAGATCCCGCCGAGTGTCGACTTCGTCAGGCGGCTGATCCAGCAGCACCGATATCGGTGGGCGTCGGAGTTGGACCTGCAGGCCGGCATCCACCAGGCGCTGACCGAAGCCGGGGTCGACGTGCGCCGGGAGGTGCGCCTGTCCGCGCGGGACCGTATCGACCTCCTGACCAGCACGGGCGTCGGGATCGAGGTCAAGGCCCACCGGCCCGCCGAGCCACCCCAGCGCGTCATGGCGCAGCTCGCTCGCTACTCCGAGCACGACGAGCTCAAGGCGCTCATCCTCGTCAGCACCTCGACCCGACACCGGTTCATCCAGCGGACCCCGTCAGGCATGCCCGTCCGCTTCGTCCTCGTCGGAGGCCTCGCATGACGACCTACGGCCGCCTCTCGTGGATCGACGACCCCCGACCGGCGTGGATCGTCCAGGCCCAGCCCCACGTCACCATCCGCCTCAAGCGGATCTTCCCCCGCGCCGACATGACACGCGCCGGCCTCGTCGCGCTCGCCGACACCCCCGAGACCGCGCGCGAGCTCGAGTGGTGCATGGACCGCTGGCCGCTCGAGATGGAGCCCGACGTCGCCCGCCGGCTCCTCCGCTCGGCCGACGCGCACCGCGAGCAAGAGCAGGCCGTCAACGACATCCTGGGCGGCAAGGCCGGCGTGCTCCGACTCGACCTCGGCGAGCCCGGCATGACGCCACGCCCGTACCAAGAGCAGTTCGTCGCCCTGCTCGCAGAGGTCCGGCGGATCCTGCTCGGCGACGCCACCGGCGTCGGAAAGACGATCACCTCCGGCCTCGCCCTGGGCCTGCCGCACGCGCTGCCCGCGCTCGTCGCGATGCCGACGCACCTGCCCGCACAGTGGACCGCCCGCCTGCACCAGCTGTGGCCGACCTTGCGCGTCCACACCCTCCAGGGGACGCACCCGTACGACCTGCTCGCCCGGTGCAAGGGGCAGTACCCGGACGTCCTGCTCGCCCCGTACAGCCGGCTGTCGGGCTGGGCGCCGGCCGTCGCTGGCCAGGTGCGGACCGTGATCTTCGACGAGGTCCAGGACCTCCGGCGGGGCACCGAGACCTACAAGGGACGCGCGGCCGCGACGATCGCCGGCGCAGCGACGTACGTCGTCGGCCAGTCAGCGACGCCCGCACACAACTACGGCGGCGAGTTCTGGAACATCCTCGACATCATCAACCCAGGCGCGCTCGGCACCCGCTCCGAGTTCCTGCGCGAGTGGTGCGGCGACACGTGGGACGACGGCAAGCCGGCCGTCCGGAACCCGCGCGCCTTCGGCACCTACCTCCGGACGCAGGGCCTCATGATCGCCCGCTCGCGCGCCGACGTCGGCCAGGAGCTGCCGAACGCTCCGGTGATCGAAGTCGAGACCGTGGGAGCCGACAAGGATGCCCTGGACTCCGCGGCCGCGGAGATCTCCGAGCTCGCCCGCATGATCCTCGACGACGGCGCGCACCGACAGGACCGGTGGGTCGCCGGCGGCCAGATCGACATGAAGCTGCGCCAGGCAACCGGCGTGGCCAAGGCACCGCACGTCGCGGCCTACGTGCGCCTTCTGCTCGAGTCGGAGGCCAAGGTCGTCCTGTACGGCTGGCACCGCGCCGTGTACGACATCTGGCTCCGCAAGCTCGCCGATTTCAATCCGGTGCTCTACACGGGCACCGAGTCACCCGCGCAGAAGGGCCGGGCGGCCGAGGCGTTCATGAAGCCGAACAGCGACCCGGACGCCTCGCGGGTGCTGATCATCAGCCTCGCCTCCGGCTCCGGCCTGGACGGCCTCCAGGACGTCTGCAGCACCGTCGTGTTCGGCGAGCTCGACTGGAGCCCGAAGGTCCACACACAGGCGGTCGACCGCATCGACCGGCCTGGGCAGACGTCGCCCGTGCTCGTGGTCTACCTGGTGGCCGAGGACGGGTCCGACCCGGTCATCGCCGAGGTGCTCGACCTGAAGTCGCAGAACATCGACCCGATCATGGATCCAGAGCTGCCGCTCGTGGAGCGCAAGAGGTCGGCGGATCCGGGGGCGAGCCGGATGCGTGGGCTGGCCAAGGCCTGGCTCGAGCGCCAGGCCTAGTCGCGCAGCGCCGGCGCGTACTCGACGTCGGACGCGAGCGCCTCGAGTGATTCGGCCGGCAGGCCGTCGACCTCGGCCGACGTGACGACGTCGCCGGCGAACGTGATGGTGGCGATCGGGCGCTCCCCGAGTGGGCTGCCGTCCTCGGTCTCGAACGCCATCGTCCCGACCGTGATGAGCTGCCCGAGGGGCAGGCCCGTGGAGCGCAGCGCCTGGATGATGTCCGCGCTGTCGTGCCAGGCCGCCGTCCGCAGCAGGCCGGCGCTCAGGTTGTCGTTCACCGCATACGTGACCACGGTGTCGCCGCTGGGCTGGTCGTACACCACGGACGCCACCCGCTGACCATCGCGGTTCAGATCCCCGAGAGCGGCAACAACCGCGGCCCGGACCGTCTCCTCAGGGCTGGCCGCTGCGGGAGCGGACGCCGGCGTGCTGGAGGCCGGCACATCCACGGGCACGCTCGCCGCCGCTGTGGAGGCCGCTGCGGGCTCAGACGAGCCCGTGGCATCCGAGGGCGGCACACACCCTGCGAGCGCCAGGGCGGCCAGCGCAGCCCCCGTCATGAGCCCGATCCGTGCCGTGCCGTGCAGACGCATCGCCGTCCCCCTCGTCGTCGGTGCAGCGAGGTTAGCGTCGAGCCGGCGGGTGACGCGGGGCAGAGGCTGCGCGGGTGCGTCACCGGTCCCTACGTCGAGCACGCACGTACGCCCAGGAGCGCCGGCCTCTTGTCGAAGCGTTCCTCCAGGAGCGGCCCGTCTGTGAGCGGTGCAGCGCTGCCCGCTCGGTCGACGTGCACGAGCTCAAGAGCCGTGCTCGAGGGGGCAGCATCCTCGACGAGGACAACCTCGCCGCGCTGTGCCGCGAGTGCCACGACTTCGTGACGCAGCACCCGGCCCAGGCCCTCGAGGAGGGCTGGGCGCGCAGCAGCTGGTGGCAGCCCGACGAGGCGATTTCGGACCCCGAGCAGCAGGCAGGGCGAATCGGACATTTGGGGTAGGGGGTCCGCGCCACGACGCGCCAGGCCAGCACCCCGCACCACCAACCCCCCATACGCGCACCCGAAATCAGGGAATCGCGAACCCGAAACGGGTGACGGGCACCTGACCCTCGATCGAGCACACCCCGACGAGAGGACCTCCGCCATGCAGACCCCGACCCTCGGCCGCATCGTCATCGTTCACGGAGTCGACCCCACGACGAACAACGGCTCGAGCGAGGCGCCGGCAGTCATCGTCCGCGTCTGGGGTCCGAAGGCCGTCAACCTGAAGGTCCTGACCGACGGCCCCGACGATCAGTGGTGGGCCAGCATCGCGATCTACGAGGCCGACGACGAGATCCCCGCCGGCCTGCTGCGCTGGGCAACCTGGCCCGCCCGCGTCTGACGTGCCCTGCTGCGCCTGGTGCGGCCGGCCGCTGCCACTACCCAAGGGCAGCGGCCGGCCGCGCAAGTACTGCAATGACAGCTGCCGGTACGCGGCGAAGAACGATCGCGTGCGCCTGGTCGAAGGGTGGACGGCTGGCGGCGTCGATCTCCACCCTGCCGCCGGCATGTCATCGGCAGAGCTCGAGGCGACGGTCACCGGCCTGACCGCCGGCCTGCGCGATCGACCCGAGGGTGACGCCGTCGACCGGCTGGCGGCCGCGGTCATCGAGGCGCGCGTGCTCGCGGCCGCGTTTGGCCGGCTCGCTGCAGAACCCAGCCTGGCCAAGCAGCTGGCGTACCGCTGCGCGATCGTCTGCGCCGCGATCGCCGGCGCCATCGACGATGCGTTCGGGAAGGCGACCGATGGCGAGGAAGGCTGACCCGACACGCCCTCGCCGCGGCACCGGCAACCGCCCCGCCGCTGGCCAGAAGTCGACGACGATCGTCGCGCTGCCGATCGAAGAGCTGCCCGCTCCCCCTGAAGATCTCCCGCCGTCTGTCCGCGGGCTGTGGCGCACGTGCATGGCCGAGCTCACGAACCAAGGCCTCCGCGACGGCGACCTCGAGGCCGTCCGGATGCTGTGCCTCGCGGCGCATCGCCACCGCGAAGCCGGCGCGCTGATTCACCGCTACGGCATGCTCGTCGACGGCCCGAAGGGGCCGATCGTCAACCCGATGATCCGCGTCGAGCGGGACTCCGCGCGCCTGTACGCGCAGCTCGCCGACGCCTTCGGCCTGACCCTGTCGTCACGTCTGCGGCTCGGCCTCATCCAGCTCGCCGGCCAGTCGCTGCTCAAGGCGCTCAACGACGACCTCGACGCGTAGCCATGGCCGCGCGCACGCCCGCCACGCACAAGAAGGCCCTCCGGGTCGTGCGGTTCTTCGAGCGGCACCTGAAGCAGACGAAGGGCCGGTGGCGGGGCAAGCCGTTCCTGCTCGAGGACTGGCAGCGCGACGAGATCGTGGCCCCGATCTACGGACGCGTCGATCGCCGCGGCCTGCGGAAGATCCGCGAGGCGCTGATCCTCCTGGCACGGAAGAACGCCAAGAGCACCCTGACCGCCGGCTTCGGCCTGTACCACCTGCTCGGCGACGGCGAGCCCGGCGCCGAGGTGTACACCGCGGCGACGACGAAGGACCAGGCCGCGCTCGTCTTCGACACCGCGAAGCAGATGGTCGAGATGAACCCGCTGCTCACGGCGTCGTGCCGCGTCTACAAGCGGGTGATCGAAGTTCCCGAGACCGGCTCGATCATGAAGTGCCTGTCGTCCGACTTCGACGGTGGCGGCCGGCTCCACGGACTCAACCCGTCCGCCAACATCATCGACGAGCTGTGGGCGCACCCGAACAGCGACGTGTACGACGCGCTCACGTCGGCCGACGCGGCGCGCGAGCAGCCGCTGACGCTCAACATCTCGACCGTCGGGCCGTTCCGCACCGGCGTGCTTTGGGACCTGTATCAGCGCGCGGTCTCGAAGGAGGACCCCGCGCTGTTCATGGCGCACTTTGGGGCGCGCCCGGGCGAGGACCCGTCGAACCCGAAGACGTGGCGCGGCGCGAACCGCGCGTCCTGGGTGACGCTCGAGTACCTCGCGCGCCGCTACAAGGCGATGCCGCTCCCCCTGTTCGAGCAGCTGCACCTGAACCGCTGGCCAGACCGCGGCATCGGCGCGTGGATGGCCGACAGCACGTGGGAGGCGAACGGCGACGATCCCGAGTTCGACCCCGACGAGCCGGCCTACCTCGCGGTCGACGCGGCGTGGAAGAAGGACAGCTGCGCGATCGCCATGGTGCAGCGAGATCTCGAGGAGCGGCTGCACGTGTACGTGTGGGTGTTCCAGGCCGACAACCTGCTCGGCTACCTGGACTACGGCCAGGTCGAGGACCTGATCCGCGAGCTGTGCCGGGACTTCACGATCGACCGGATCGCGTTCGACCCCTACACGATGATCCGCACGATGATGACCCTCGACGCCGAGGGCCTGCCCGTCGAGGAGTTCCCGCAGAGCGTCGCCCGCATGACCAAGGGCGCCGACGTCCTGTACCGCGCGCTCGTCGACGCGCGGCTCCTCCACGGCGGGGACGACGAGCTCGACAAGGCCCGGCGCGCGGCAACGATCCGCCAGACCACCGGCGGCTTCATGTTCGACAAGCGCAGCTCGGGCCAGATCGACGCCCTGATCGCCGTGCTCATGGCCGTGTTCCTGGCCGAGGCCGACGCCGACGACGGGCTCGTGGTCGCCGGCGGGTGACAGCGGCCGCACCGTGGCGGCATGCGCTGGCTGAATCGGCTGACCGCCCGCACGATCGCGGTCCACCTCACCGACGACGAGTCGATCCGCGGCGTGGTCGCCGGCGTCTACCGCGACTGCGTGGTCCTCAAGCACGCCGCCTACCTCAGCCCGAACGGGTCGATCGACAAGCTCGACGGCGAGACCGTGATCCCGCGGGAGCGGATCGGCTGGATCCAGACGCTGAAGCCGGACGAGGTCGGCTGATGCCCGTCGTCCTGTCGTCCGGCCGGACGGTATCGATCCGCCGCGACCCGATGATGGCCGCGACGACGATCCGCGCCGGCAGCGGCAACGTAGAGCTGCTCCGCAGCACCGGCGCGCTCGCCGTGTCGTACGAGTGGGTGTACCGCTCGCAGCCGTACGTCTTCGCGACGATCAACAAGCTGGTCAAGGGCGCGGCCCGCAACCCCCTCTCGGTCTACCAGCTCGACGCGCAGGACAACGTCCTCGAGCCCGTCATCGGGCACGAGCTCGTGCGGCTGCTCCGCAACCCGGCGCCGCGCGTGACGCAATACCGGATGGTCTCCGAGGTCTTCCGCTCGCGCTACGTCCACGGCCACGCGCTGCTGTGGAAGGACCGCCTCAACGGCCCCGGGTCGGCCGTGCAGAAGCTCTGGCCGATCCCTTGGTCGAGCGTGTACGTGCACGAGGACGACCTCGGCCCGCTCCAGTACGACCTGACGATCAACGGCCAGTCCTGGTCGGTCGCCCCCAGCGAGGTCGTCCACACGCAGACGATCGGCGGGATATCCCCGATCGAGGTCCTGCGAACCACGATCGCGATCGAGGACGCGGCGGTCTCCTACCAGGCCTACGCGCTGAAGAACGGCATCGCGCCCAAGGCGGTCTTCAGCGGTGAGGGCCTCAACCCCCGCTCCGTCGACGCGCTGCGCGCCGAGCTCCGCAAGCTGTACGCAGGCCCGGAGAACGCCGGCAACTTCGTCGTCGCCGGCGGCAAGCTCGACGTCAAGGGCCTGGCCCTCTCGCCCGCCGACCTCGGACTGGACCCACTGCGCCAGCTCACCCGTCAGGAGGTCTTCGCCGCCCTCGACGTCCCGCCGCCGCTCGTCGGGATCCTCGAGCACGCCACCCTCGCCAACGTCAGCGAGTACAAGAACCTGCTCCACGACGCGATCCGTTCCGACATGGAGGCGTTCAAGCAGGACGTCCAGGTGCAGCTGATCAACGACGAGAAGGCGTGGGACGGCCTGGTCACCGAGTGGGACCTCTCCGAGTGGCTCGCGCCGACACCGGCCGAGCAGGCCCGCATCGATCTGCTCGACCAGCAGAACAGCACTCGGACGATCAACGAACGTCGACGCTCCCGCCGGCTGCCGCGGATCGACCACGAGCTCGCCGACACCGTGCTGGTGCCGCAGAACATGATCAGCCTCGACCACGCCGAGCCCGGCACGCCGGCGCAGGGCGTCGCCGACCGGATCATCGCGGACGCGCTTGTCGAGGAGTGATCGGGTGACAGCGGCCTGACCCTGCCGCCATGACCTACAGCGCGCCTTTCGACACGATCGGCCGACGCGAGAGCAAGGCGTTCAACGTCGACTTCAAGTCGGTCGACGTGAAGGCCGGCACCGTCGAGGCGATCACCAGCGTCTTCGGCAATCGCGACCGCGGCGGCGACACGATGATGCCCGGAGCGTTCGCCGACACCCTCTCGGAGTGGAAGGCCAGCGGCGACCCGCTGCCCTTCATCTGGTCGCACGACTGGAACGACCCGATGGCTCACATCGGGTACTGCTCGGAGTACGAGGCGACCGACACCGGCCTGTGGGTCAAGGCGCAGGTCGACACCGACCGCCCGTTCGCCGAGCAGGTGCTGCACCTCCTGAAGTCCCGCCGGGTCAAGCAGTTCTCCTTCGGCTATTTCACGGTCGACGCGAAGTGGACCGAGGACCCCGACACCGGCCGCTGGACCCGCGAGCTGTGGAAGGTCGACCTCATCGAGACCGGCCCGACGCTCGTCGGGATGAACCCCGACACCGAGCTGATCGAGGCCGCGGCCGCCGGCGGGCTGGTCGCCCCGGCGTGGGCGAAGCCGCTGCTCGAGATGGCCGCGAAGGGCGCCGCCGGCGGAACGGGTGACAGCGACCTCACCGTGAACCTCGACCGGCTGGAGCGCGCATCAGCGCTGCTCACCAGGCCACGTAACGAAGGGATGCACCATGAGTGACCAGGCAGTGGCCCGGCGGCTGGCCGACGAGATCGCGGTGAAGACCACCGAGGCGAACGAGGCGTGGACCGCGTTCGACACGGCCCGCAAGTCCGCCATCGCGGAGGGCGTGGACTTCGCCAGCAACACCGAGGCGTTCGACCGGATCGACGAGCTCTCCAAGTCGTACGACGCCAAGCGCGACGAGATCGCCAAGCTCGAGACCCGCCGGCAGTCGGCGCTCGGGTGGCCCGACCAGCCGAAGGCCGACCGGCGCGAGGACGACCGCGAGCGCGAGGAGCGGTCCACGGGCAAGGGCTGGGGGCAGGCGTTCCTCGACAGCGACATCTACGAGGGGCTCAAGGCCTCCCGTGCGCTGGACACGCCGACGGTGCGGATCAACACCGACGGCCTCAAGGTCGCCGACGTCGCCGAGCTGAAGACGCTGCTGTCGAGCTCGGGCGCGAGCGCCGGCGACCTGGTCGTCAACGACCGCAAGGACATCGTCGCCCTCATCCCGAAGGCGAACCTGACGATCCTCGACGCAGTCACCGTCGGCGACACCGACAGCGACACGGTCGAGTACGTCGTGGAGACCACGATGACCAACGCGGCCGCGGAGGTCGCCGAGGACACCGCGGCGCCCGAGGCCACCCTGGTGTACGAGGACGTGCAGGCGTTCGTCCGCGACATCGCGGTCTGGATCCCGGCGACCCGCCGCATCCTCGCGGACGCCGGCCAGCTGCGGACCCTCGTCGACGGCCGCCTGTCGTACATGGTCCGCGCCCGGCTGCAGACGCAGCTGATCAGCGGCGACGGCACCGGCGAGAACCTCCTCGGCCTGGTCAACACGGCCGGCATCAGCGCGCAGGCGCTCGGCGCGCTGTCCCGCGCGGACGCCGTCCACAAGGCGATCACCAAGGTGCGCGTCGCCGCGGAGGGCGTGTTCGAGCCCGTCGCGATCGGCATGCACCCGAACGACGCCGAGGAGCTGTTCCTCGAGAAGGACGCCTACGGCCAGTACTACTTCGGCGGCCCCGGCAGCGGCTTCGACCGCACCGTGTGGGGCCTGCGGCCGATCGTCCAGGTGGCGTTCCCCGAGGGCAACCCCGTCGTCGGCGACTTCAAGCAGCTGATCCTCTGGCTGCGCGAGGGCGTCGTCATGTCGATGAGCGACTCGCACAGCGACTTCTTCACCAAGCGCAAGGTCGCCGTGATGGCGACCCTCCGGGCCGCCGCCGGCGTCCCGCAGCCCAAGGCCTTCTGCGAGCTCACCGGCTTCTAGGCCACCACACAGATCGCCGGCTGCCGGGGAGTCGCGGGCAGCGCCACCCCGGCAGCCGGCCCCCATCACTGGAAGGACGCACCGTGGCAACGTTCGACGAGGACAAGGGCCAGAACGTACTCGTGGCCGCGATCGCGGATATCCCGTCGCCGGGCAGCGCCACCGCGCCGACATGCGCCGCGAAGATCAACGAGCTGCTCGCCGCCCTGCGGGCCGCGGGCGTCATCGCACTCGACTGATGCGCTCCCGCCGCTGTCTGGTCTGCGGCCGGTCGCACGACGAGTGCCACCTCGACAACCTGGTCATCATCGACAACACATCGGAGGCTCGCATGGCCAAGCAGTGGCGCTCCCGGGAGCGCGTGTACGACACCGACGTCCACGGGATCTCGTTCCTCAAGTACCCAGTTGGCGCCCTCATCCCGGAGGACGAGGCGCGACGCCAGGGCCTGGTCGACGCGGCCGAGTCGAAGGCCGTGACCCCGCCCGACGGCGGCGACTCCGGCGCGCAGGACAAGGCCGTGGCCCCGCCTGCCAACACCGGCGTGAAGGCTCCGGTGCCGGCGCAGCGGAAGACCCCGGTGGCGAAGAAGGCCCCGGTGAAGAAGGCGCCCGCGAAGCGCGCCGCGTCCGCGAAGTAGCGCCCGGTGCAGCGCCTGGCGCTGGGCTGGGGCGGCACGATCCGCATCACGCTCCGCGACGGCGACGGGGACCCGGTCGACGCGACCGGCCCGGTCGCCGTGACGGTCGTCGACGCGCTCGGGGCCACCACCGCGTCAGCCGTCGCGGCGAAGGCTCCCGACTCGACCGGCATCTACCAGCTCGCCCTGACACCGGCGCAGCTGCCGGAGCTCGGCGTCTACCAGGCCAGCTGGTCCGCCACCGTCGGCACGGTGACGATCGCGCCGCGCACCGAGGTCGAGATCGTCTCCGCGCACCTCTTCGGCATCGATGAGCTGCGCCGCAAGCCGGCGCTCTCGGACGACGTGAAGTACCCGACCTGGCTGCTCGCCGAGAAGCGCGAGCAGGTCACCGAATGGCTCGAGACCGTCGCCGCGGTGTCCTTCGTGACCCGCCGCGCCGTCCGGACGCTGCGGGGCGACGGCTCGGACACGGTCCTGACCCGCGACCCGCTCATCCAGCGCCTGATCTCGGTCACCGTCGACGGCCAGCCGTGGCCAGCCTCCGAGGTCGACGGAGCATGGTCGATCGGCGAGCTGCGTGCGCCCGCGGGCGATCGGTGGCCTGACGGGTCGGAGATCGTCGCGGTCTACGAGCACGGGTACCAGAGCGTCCACCCGTCCGTCCGCGACGCCGCGCTCGAGCTCGCCCGCGACGCTGCCGTCCCGACCGCCGGCAACCCGCGGGCGACCGTCGAGAGCACCGAGGTCGGGTCGTTCCGCCTGTCGATCCCGTCGCCGGGCACCCCCACCGGCATCCCCTACGTCGACCAGGTCATCCGCGAGCTCGGCTTCCGTCGCCCGGCGGTCTGATGCATACCGCGTTCTTCGACACCCAGGACGCCATCGTGGCGCTCCTGCGGACCGTGGTGCCCGCGGCGATCTCCGTCGGCCTCTCCCCCGCGATGCCCGACGAGGAGCACGTGTGGGTCGGTGGGGAGACACCCACGCCGGTCGACCGGACGTATCGGCAGTCCGGCGTCGTCGCGGCCGATGAGTCGTTCGACGTCCTCGTGCACGTCCTGGTGCAGTACGAGGACCCCGAATACCGACCGGCCCGCGATCGCCTGAAGTCGGTGCTCGATCCGATCTGCGACGCGTTCAGCGCGGATCCGAGGCTCGGCGGCCGCCTGATGCTGTGCGTCGTGGCCACGATTCAGATCGAGGCCGCGCTCGTCGACGAGCGCACCTGGCAGGCGATGGCCACGCTCGCCGTCCGCTGCTCAGCGCAGGTAACCCGCGACGGGTGACACCGCCCTGACCCTGGGCCCATGACGACGACTGTCGAGTTCGCGACCGGCGATGGGCTGGTCACTTACCAGATCACCGACGGCGACCTGTCCGAGGTGAAGCCCGAGCACGTCGCCCAGGTCCGCAGCGCCCTGTCGCTGGACCTCGAGGCCCCCGCGGCCGCGCCGGCCGACGACGCCGGCGACGACGAGTCGGCCGCCCCCGAGACCCCGCCGGCCGACGACGCCGCCGAGGACACCACGTCGAGCACGCGCCGCGGCCGCGGCCGAGCGAGGGAGTAGAGCATGGGCAGCATCCAGTCCGCGATCGCGCTCGTCGGGATCGCGAAGCAGACCGCGAAGGGCAGCGCCGCCGCGCAGCCGACGTACGCGCACGGCATCACCGACGGCGCCGTGAGCAAGCTCGACATCTCGCAGGACCGCGAGGAGCGCACGTCCGGGACCCGGTTCGCGCCGGCCGTCAACCGGACCGAAGCGCAGCCCGCCGCGGACTACACCTGCCGGGCGCACCCCCGCACGCTGCCGCTGTACCTGTACGCCGCGCTCGGCTCGATCGCGACGACCGGCGCCGGGCCGTACACGCACGTCATCACCACCGGCGCGGACCTCCCGTACCTGTCCCTGTTCGGCAAGATCGGCGCGGAGATCCTCCGCGTCCCCGACGCGAAGCTCGACGAGCTCAAGCTCAGCTGGTCGGGCAACGAACCGCTCGAGGTCGCCGTGACCGCGATCGGCTGCGAGGTCGACCCGCAGGCGACGTGGACACCCACGACCGACGACTCGCAGGCGGCCTACTGGACGCCCGTCGGCGGCACCTTCCAGCTCGACATCGACGGCACCACGCTCGCCGCGGCGCCCGTCACTGGCGGCGACGTCACGATCAGCAACTCGGCGGCGCCGATCTTCGTCTCCGGCGTCATCACGCCGAACGACATCGCCGTCGGCGTGCAGACCGTCGACGTCACGCTCGAGATGACGCCGGCGGACCTGGCCGACTGGCGGACCATCGTGACCGGCACGCCGGCGGGCACGAACGTCCAGGGCGTCCCGGTCTACGGGTCGTTCTCCATCCAGTTCGCCAACGGCGCCGACACGCTGACGATCGCCTGCACGCGCGTCGCGTTCCTCATGGACTTCCCCGACGCCGACGCCGGCGGCGGCGCCGTCACCGTCACCGCCTCCGGCCAGGTCGTGCTCCCGGCCGCCGGCTCCCCGCTCACCGCGACCGTCGTCAACACCATCACCAGTTACTAGAGAGGAACCCGGAATGAAGATCGACTTTCACGTCGTCGTCGAGGACGGAACCGAGTACGACGTCACGACGTCGATGGCCGACGTCATCGCGCTCGAGGAGCACTTCGACATCGACGCGTCGCAGTTCGGTGTCCGGCAGCGGGCCACCTGGATGACGTACCTCGCCTGGCACGCGCTCAAGCGCAAGGGCGTCGTCAACGAGACCTTCGACGCCTGGAAGCTGAAGGTCGAGGGCGTCGAGAGCCCCGACGGGAAGTCCTCGGGAAACGAGTGACTCCGGCCGCGCGCGAGCTCGTCGGGCTCGCGCGCGCCGCCGGATTCGGGCTCGCAGACCTCGCGAACGCCCCCCACCACCTCTACGCCGCCGTCGCCGAGTCGGTCGAGAAGGAGACCAAGCAACGCCGCGCCGAGCTCCTGCGGTCGCGGTACCGGCAGCGACGCTAGGAGGAGCGATGCGGAGGGCGCAGGGCCTGACGATCGACGTCCGCGGTCTGCAGACCGTCGACCGGGCACTGCGCGACATCGACCCCGGGCTGCGTCGCGCGTTCTACCGCGACCTCGGCTCGGTGATCAAGGCGCGCGTCCAGGCTGCGAAGAAGGCCACGCCGTTCAAGCGGAAGAAGAAGGGCGCCAAGGGCGGGCACGCCCGGACCCTGACGTACCTCACCAAGGCCGGCGCGAAGCGCGACCTCCGCACCGGCGTCAAGCGCGGGCTGTTCTCGTTCGTCGCGATCTCCGCCGCACCGCACGCCTCGATCATCGACCTCGCCCAGCAGGGCCACAGCAAGCAGGGCCGGACCCTCGTCGCGACGCTGAACGAACGCTACGGGCCGGCGCCCCGGTTCCTCGGCCGCCAGATGCTGCCCGGCGAGGGCAACGGCGACAGCCTGTACCGCGAGTCGCAGGACATCGTCGACAAGTACGTGCGCGAGGTCAACGCCCGCCTCCGCGGCGCCGGCGCCGCCGGCGGCATGACTGTCAAGCAGGGCTCGGCCGCGAAGCGCCTCGTGAGCGGCGGTGCCCGATGAGCGCCATCGTCATCTCCGTCACCGGCGACTACAACGGGAAGGACATCGCCAACGCCCGCCGGGACCTGAACAAGCTCGAGAAGGCCGCCGGCGGCTCCGGCTTCAAGTCGTTCGGCGAGAAGCTGAAGGGCTGGGGCGACTCCATCAGCTCGGCCGGCAAGAAGCTGACCGTCGGCGTCACCCTGCCCCTCGTCGCGCTCGGCGTGCTCTCCGTGAACACGGCGGCCGAGTTCGAGACCACGATGAACCAGCTCGCCGCCGCGACGAGCGCGCCAGCAGCGCAGGTCAAGAAACTCTCCGACCTCGCCACCGAGCTCGGCGCCGAAACCATCTACAGCGCCAACGACGCGGCCGACGCCATGCTCGAGCTCGCCAAGGGCGGCCTCAAGCCGGTGGAGATCGCCGCCGGCGGCGTGCAGGCGTCGATGGCGCTCGCCGCGACCGAGGGCATGGGCCTGGCCGACGCCAGCACCGTCGTCTCCAACGCGATGTCGACGTTCGGGATCAAGGCAGCGAAGGCCGGCAAGGTCGCGGACATCCTCGCCGCCGGCAGCATCGCGTCAACGGCGTCCGTGTCCTCCCTCGCCCAGGCGCTCTCGCAGGTCGGCCCTGGTGCGAAGAACGCCGGCCTCAGCCTCTCCGAGACCGTCGCCGTGCTCGCCGCGTTCGACGCGAAGGGCATCAAGGGCTCCGATGCCGGCACGTCGCTGAAGACCATGCTGCAGCGCCTGGTCCCGCAGACCGACGCGGCCGCGGCGATGATGAAGAAGCTCGGCCTCAACTTCGTCGACTCCGAGGGCAACTTCAAGTCGATCACGAACGTCGCCAAGCAGCTCCACGACAAGCTCAAGCCGCTCACCGAGGCCGAGCGCGCCCAGGCCCTCCAGGTCATGTTCGGCAGCGACGCGACCCGCGCCGCGACCGTCCTGATGAACCTCGGCAAGAAGGGCCTCGACGAGTACACGACGGCGACCAAGGAACAGGGCAAGGCCCAGGAGCTCGCCAACGCCCGCATGTCCGGCACCGCCGGCGCGATCGAGAAGGCCAAGGGCTCGATCGAGACCGCCATGAAGGCGATCGGCGACGCCCTCGCGCCGCTCGTCGAGAAGGTCGCCGGCTGGATCGAGCAGGCCGCGTCCGCGTTCGCCGGCCTCGACCCGCACATGCAGCAGATCATCATGATCTTCGGTCTCGTCGCCGCGGCCGCCGGCCCGGTGCTGATCGTCCTGGGGTCCCTCGTCACCGCGGTCGGCGCGATCGCCGGCGTCTTCGGCGCGGTCTCCCTGCCGGTGCTGGCCGTCGTCGCGGCGATCGCCGCCGTGGTCGCCGTCGTCGTGCTGCTGTGGAACAAGAGCGAGGCCTTCCGCAACGGGGTCATCGCGATCTGGAACGCGGTCAAGGCCGCCGTCGCGCAGGCCATCGACGGGCTCAAGGCGAAGCTCGCCGAGAACCAGGACAAGGTCGACGCCCTCAAGGATGGGTTCTCGAAGTTCTGGCAGTTCCTCCAGACGTACGTGATCCCGGGCGTCGCGAAGTTCTACGAGGTCTACCTCTCGACGCTGATCAAGGTCATCGGCTGGGTGATCGAGAAGGTCATCGACTTCTACTCGAGCCTCTGGGACTTCATCCAGATGTGCGTCGACGCCGGCCGGAAGGTGTGGGAGTTCGGCGGGAAGGTCAAGGACGCGATCGGCGTCGCCGTCGACTGGATCAGCCAGCTCCCCGACACCGTCAAGCGGCTCTTCAGCGACGCCGTCAGCTGGTTGTGGGACGCCGGCAAGAACATCGTCATGGGCCTTTGGAACGGCATCAAGGGTGCCTGGGACTCGATGGTCGCCTGGGTCTCGGAGAAGGTCGACGCGCTGCCCGACGCCGTCAAGACCATCCTGCGGATCCAGTCGCCCTCCCGTGTGTTCGCCGAGATCGGCAAGCAGATCCCCGCCGGCGTCGCCCTCGGCGTCGACCAGGGCTCCGAGAAGGCCAAGGCCGCCGTCCGGAAGATGGGCAAGCAGCTCGCCGCCCTGTCGAAGAAGCAGCTCCAGACCGCCCTCGACAAGGCCACCGACGTCAAGGATGCGAAGACCGACCGGCTGACCAAGCTCCGCGACTACTTCGACCGGCTCCGCCAGATCGTCGCCGACGGCTTCGACGCACTGAAGGACGAGGCACAGTCCCGCGTCGACGCGATCCAGAGCCAGCTCGACGACCTCGTGTCCGCGGCAAGCGACTTCGGCTCGAGCATCCGCCAGGCCTTCTCCGTCACCCTCAGCGCGTCCGGCGACGGCAGCGTGCTCGCACAGTTCCGACAGGACATCAGCGACGGGCAGGCGTTCCTCGAGCAGGTCAAGCAGCTGCGCGCCGCCGGCCTCAACGAAACCAGCCTGCAGCAGATCATTCAGGCCGGCGTCCAGCAGGGGAAGCAGATCGCCGACTCCCTGCTCGCCGACGGCCCGGGCGCGATCAATGAGGTCAACCAGCTCCAGGCCGCGTTCCAGGCCCAGGTCGGCGCGCTCGCCGACGAGATGAGCCAGGCTAAGTTCGGCGCGCAGATCGACCAGGCGCGCGCCGCGCTGCAGGCGGCCCAGGCGTCGTACGCCGCGATCGTCGCCCGCGAAGCCGAGCAGCTGGCGCAGCTCGACGCCCTGGGCAAGAAGTTCGGGCTCGAGACCGACAAGATGACGCTGACGCTCGACGACGCGCAAAAGCAGATCACCGAGATCCTGTCCCACGAGGACACCGCGACCTCGGTCCTCACGGACGCCGTCAGCGAGGTCACGACCGGGCTGCTCGACACCGCCGACAAGATGGCGCGGAAGGCCGCGGCGCTGCAGCGTGACATCAGCTCGCTCGAGGTCCGGATCGCGGCGATCAACAGCGCGATCGCGGCGAAGCCGGACGGCCGGGCGGTCGGTGGCCCGACGGACGCCGGCACGCCGTACTGGGTCGGCGAGCGTGGGCCGGAGATCTTCGTGCCCAGCGTCTCGGGCTCGGTCCTGACGGCGTCGCAGTCCGCACGGGTCGCCTCGTCGTCGGGCGGCACCGGGCTGGCGCCGCGGATCGTCACGATCGAGGCCGGCGCGGTGGTCGTCCACGCGGCCGGCGCGGATCCCGCCGACGTCCAGGCCGCCATCGACTCCGCCTTCGCCGACCTCGTCCGGGAGATCAACCGCTCATGAGCACGACAACCGTTCGACCCGATGCCACCCGCGCCGGCGCGGCCGCGTACACCGTCACCGGAGCCGCCAGCGCGCACGCTGCGACGTCGGACTCCAGCGACGCCTCCTACGTCCGGAAGGCCGCCACGGGGACCGCGTCGCTGCTCCTAGCGGCCGCGACGACCGCGATCGGCGGAACCCAGGCCGTGCGCCGCGTCCGGTGCCGCGCCCGGGCGGCCGGCGCCACCGACGCGAGCAAGGCCAACCTGTACCTCGGATGCCGCGTCGGCGGCGTCAACTACACCGGATCCGCCGTGCCGCTGCGGGGCGCAGCCGCCATCGGCGAGATCGCCGGGCCGTGGGTCACCGCAGCCCCCGACGGCTCGCCGTGGGACCAGGACCGCATCGACGGCCTCCTGGTCCAGTGGACCGACTACGGAGGCGCCGGCGACGCCAGCACGCTCTACGAGGCGTACGTCGACGTCGACCTGGCGTCCGCCCCGACGACCACCGTCACCGCCCCGACCGGCACCATCACGTCGACGACGCTCCCGGACGTCGCGTGGACCTACGCCGATGGCGAGGGCGACGCCCAGGCCTGGTACCAGGTCCGCGTGTTCAGCTCCGCCCAGTTCTCCGTGCCCGGCTTCGACCCCGAGGTCGCCGCGCCGACATGGGACTCCGGCGTGGTCTCCTCGATCGACACCACGACCACCGTGGGCGAGCACCTGGTCAACGGGGTCTGGCGCGTGTACGTGCAGACCGCGAAGGCGGTCAACGGCCAGCCGTTCTGGAGCGGCTGGGCGTACTCAACCGTCACGCTCGCTGTCATCCGCCAGCCCGCCCCGACCCTCGCCGGCTCGTGGGACGCGGCCGCAGGCCGAGTGACATGCACCGTGGAGGGCGACTACCTGCTGCCCGGCTACGCATCGCAGGCGTTCGAGCTGCAGCGCTCGAGCGACGCCGGCGTGACCTGGCGCGACGTCCGCAACGCCACCGAGCTCGCGCCCCTCACCCCCGACGGCGAGGCGCTGCTCCGCTCGGCCGCCGTGCTGTGGATCGACTCGCAGCTGTCCCCCACCGACGGCCAGACCATCACGAACCTCGGCACCGGCGGCACGGCCCTCAACGCTCGAGCAGGCTCATCGGTGTCCGCGGACAGCAACGACCCGAAGCGCCTCACCTTCGAGGGCGTGCCGTACGTCTACCTCCCGGCGGCGGCCAACTATCTCGCAGCCTCCGCAAGTTCGGCTGACTACGTCGATCTTGACGTCCTAATGCGAGTGGCCTTGGACGATTGGACGCCGGGCACAATCACGTCGCTAGTCGAGCACACACAGGGCGCCGATCCCCTTCGCGTTTTCCGGACCACCGTCAACACCAACGGCACGCTCGGGCTGACCTGGTACACCGCGGGGACCGGGGCCAGCTTTGTCTCCGCTACGTCCACGGTCGCGCCCGGATTCGTCGACGGGCAGGCATATTGGGTCCGCGTGACCGCGCGTTTTGACGTAGGTGGTTCACGCGAAGTGAAGTTCTGGACCGCACCAGATTCGCCTGAGGTCCCGGAATCGTGGACCCAGCTCGGGAGCACTCTGACGGGCGCCCCAATCGTCATCCCCGCCGTGACCGCACTAGTCGGGTTCAACATAACCGGGATCGGCGGGTTCAGCGCCTATCGGGGAATCGTGCGGAGCTCAATCGACGGCCCCGCAATCATCGACATCGACACCAGCGTCCTCACCTCCGCGTCGGCGTCGACGTTCACCGCCGTCACTGGCCAGACCGTCACGATCAACCGCTCGAGCTCGGGCAAGAAGGCCGCGGCCGTGATCGCTCCGGTGTGGCTGTTCGGCACCGACGACTACCTCGAGGTCCCCGACAGCGACCTCCTCGACTTCGCCCCTGGCGACTCGTTCACCGCGATCGTGGTTGCCCGCATGTGGGGCACGTTCGCGCCGCAGAGCAACGTCGTCCTGTCGAAGCGCAATTCAGGCGGCGCGGCGAGCGCTGGTTGGGAGATCGTCGGCTACAACGGTGCGAGCAGCGTCGGTTCGCGGATCTTCGACGGGGCGCTGTCGACGTCGCCGTCGCAGACGCTCGTCTCGGGCGCCTTGAGCGTTATGGGCCTGGTCCGCGACACCGTCGCCGACACGATCGCCGCGACGATGGGAACGGGCAAGAGCGCGATCGCCGACACCACGACGGCCAGCCTCGCTAACTCTGTCCCCCTGCGGGTCGGCGCGAACGCCGATTCGACGTTCTACTGTGCACAGATGGAGCTGGTGGCGGCCGCCGTGTTCCGGCGCGCGCTGACACCTGCCGAGCTGGCACAGGTGATCGACTACTACTCGACTCCGCGCGGCCCGTGGGCAACTTCGGTCGACTACGAGGCGCCCCGCGGTGGCTCCGTCCTGTACCGCGCGCGCACGCTCGCCGTCGACTCGCTTGGGACGACGATCGCCTCGCCCTGGTCGACGCCGAGCACCGTGCCCGTCACCCTCGACACGTCCTGGTGGTTCAAGCCGGTCACCGCGCCGTCGCTGGCGATCGCCGCGGTCCGCGTGGAGGCCGGCCTCGACGTCCGCCAGACGGTCCAGCAGGGCGTCTTTCGGCCCATCGGCCGGGACGGCGCGATCGTCGTCGACGGCGGCGCCGGCGGCCTCGACGGCTCGTACACCGTGCACCTGTCGACCCGGGCCGAGTGGGAGGCGCTGCGCGCGCTCCTCGACGCCCGGTCGACCGTCCTGGTCCAGGACCCGTTCGGCGAGCAGAAGCTCGTCCGGTTCGGCGAGCGGTCCCTCAAGCAGCTCGGCACATACGACAACCCCCAGCGCGTGGTGCAGCTGGACTACGTCGAGGTCGACGCCTGATGTGGCCGGCCAGCGCCGAGCTGCGGGCGGCCCTCGCGGGACCGCACCGCGTCACCCTGCGCGCGGAGATCTGGCGCGGCGACCAGTGCATCCTCACCGCCAAGCCGGTCGCCGGCAGCATCACCGACGACCAGACCCGCTCCGTCCGGCGCAGCATCACCGCGGACCTGGTCGCGCAGCGCGAGCTCCCGACCGTCGCCGACGTCTACGCCACGTACGCGACGCTCGCGGAAGCCGCCCCGACCTACGAGGCGCTCACCGCGCTCGCCGCGCAGTACAGCCAGCTCGCCGCCCTGGTCGACCAGGTGATCGGCTCACGCCCGGACCCGCTGATGCCGGGCTCTGGTGCGGCCGACCCGCTCGCCCCGTACGGCAATGAGCTGCGCGTCTGGCGCGGCGTGTTCGTGCAGGTCGAGATCCCGCCGAGCTACTCGTCGCTGACGGCCCCGACGTACGACGCGCTCGGCGCGCAGTACTCCACCTACGGGCAGATGGCTCAGGACGTGCAGCAGGTCGAGGTCGTCGAGGAGGTCCCGCTCGGGGTCTTCGCGCTGACCGAGTACGACGCCGAGGACTCGGGGGCGGAGATCCGCATCACCGTGCAGGGCGAGGACCGCTCACGACGGATCTCGCGGAACCGGTGGTCTCAGCCGTACGCGATCGCCGCGGGCACGCCGGCGGTCGACGCGATCGCGGATCTGCTCCGCGACCGCTGGGACGACGTCGACGTCGTCGTCGAGACCTCGTCGACGGCGACCGTCGGGAAGGCCGTGCTCGGCCAGGAGACCGACAACGACCCGTGGGCCGACGCCCGCAAGATCGCGAAGGCCGTCGGCCTCGATGTCTACTTCGACGTCGTCGGCCGCGCCGTCATCACCGACGTCGTCGACGTCGACGGCGCATCCCCGACCTCCCGCTTCGTCGTCGGGCAGACCGGGACCGCCACCCGCATGCGCCGCGGCGCCGACGCCGCCACCGCGTACAACGGGTGGATCGTGACCGGCGAGGGCACGTCGACGGAGACCCCGGTGCGGGCCGAGGCGTGGGACGACGACCCGACCAGCCCGACGTGGGTCGACGGACCGTACGGCCGCGTTCCCCGGTTCTACTCGAGTTCGATGATCACCACGGTCGAGCAGGCGCAGCGCACCGCGGCCGCCATGCGAGCCCGCGCCGTCGGCATCGCCGAGACCCTCGACTGGAGCGCCGTGGTCGACCCGACCGTCCACGCCGGCGACGTCGCGCTCGTCGTCAACCCCGCGCTCCGGGTCTCACGGCTCGTCGTCCTGGACTCCGTCGAGATCCCGCTCGCCGTCACCGACGGCATGACCGCGACCGGCCGGCGAGTCGCCGACACCACGGACGAGGAGAACGCCGAATGAGCACTGGCACGCGCGCCGTCGCCGCGCGGCTGCGCGACGATGCACCCGCCCTGCGCTACCGCTGGGGCACGATCCAGTACATCGACGTCGGGACGCACACCTGCACGATCACCCTCGGCGGGTCCGACGTCGAGATCCCGGAGGTCCGGTACGCCGCGCACCTCGCCCCGGTGCCGGGCGCAACTTGCTACGTCGCGACCGACGGATCCGACCTGTTCATCGCAGGCATGCTCGCCGGCGACGGTCCCCCGCTCGCCCCGACCGCGTACCGCGCCGCCGACCTTTCGGTCGCCGACGCCACCGATACCGCCGTCACCTGGTCGGGTGCGACGGCGGACCCCTGGGGCTGCTGGGATGCCGGCGCACCCAACCGCCTCGACGCCCCGACGGTCGGGCGGTACCTCATCATCGCGGCCGCGCAGTTCGCCGCGGCCGCCAACGGCTTCCGCGCCGCGTGGATCACCGTGAACGGCTCCGAGGTCGCCCGCTCGTCAGCGCCCACGGCTGGCACTGCTGCGCCGATCTCGCTCAACCTGACGTCCCCTCCGGTGTCCCTCGGCCGCGGCGACGAGGTGCAGCTGCT